AAGGAGATACTGGTGAAAAAGGAGATACTGGTGAAAAAGGCGACAAAGGAGATACTGGTGAAAAAGGTGATACAGGTGAAAAAGGCGACAAAGGAGATACTGGTGAAAAAGGCGACAAAGGAGATACTGGTGAAAAAGGCGACAAAGGAGATACTGGTGAAAAAGGTGATACAGGTGAAAAAGGTGATACAGGTGAAAAAGGCGATATCGGATTAACTGGCGAAAAAGGAGATATTGGTGAAAAAGGCGACAAAGGAGATACAGGTGAAAAAGGCGAAAAAGGAGATATTGGTGAAAAAGGTGAAAAAGGCGATACAGGAGAAAAAGGCGATATTGGATTAACTGGTTTAACTGGTGAAAAAGGCGATAAAGGAGATACAGGATTAACTGGTGAAAAAGGAGATACAGGATTAACTGGTGAAAAAGGAGAAAAAGGAGAAAAAGGAGATAGTAATGGTATAGTTGGCCCTAAAGGTGAAAAAGGTGAAAAAGGTGAAAAAGGTGATATTGGATTAACAGGATTAACTGGCGAAAAAGGAGAAAAAGGTGATACAGGTGAAAAAGGAGAAAAAGGTGATAGTAATGGTATAGTTGGACCTAAAGGTGATAAAGGTGAAATAGGTTCTAAAGGTCCTAAAGGTGATACAGGACCAAAAGGTGACACTGGTGATATTGGTATGATTGGACCTAAAGGTAATAAAGGTGATAAAGGTGACACTGGTGATATTGGTATGAATGGTCCTAGAGGTAACATTGGTGAAAAAGGTGAAAAAGGTGAAAAAGGAGATTCAGGAAATGATGGAGCTAAAGGTGAAAAAGGATTAACTGGCGAAAAAGGTGAAAAAGGTGATATCGGGTTAACTGGCGAAAAAGGTGAAAAAGGTGATATCGGGTTAACTGGAGAAAAAGGAGACAATGGAGAAAAAGGTGACACTGGTTTAACAGGAGAAAAAGGTGATATCGGGTTAACTGGCGAAAAAGGTGATAAAGGTGATATCGGGTTAACTGGCGAAAAAGGAGACAATGGAGAAAAAGGAGACATCGGTTTAACTGGTGAAAAAGGTGACACTGGTTTAATAGGAGAAAAAGGAGATAAAGGAGAAAAAGGAGATAAAGGAGATAAAGGAGATATCGGGTTAACTGGCGAAAAAGGTGATAAAGGTGATATCGGGTTAACTGGCGAAAAAGGAGACAATGGACAAAAAGGAGACACAGGATTAAATGGAGAAAAAGGTGACACTGGTTTAACAGGAGAAAAAGGAGAAAAAGGAGATAAAGGTGACAAAGGCGAAAAAGGTGATAATGTTATTATTGATTCAAAAAATTTAAACAATTCATCAGAATTAATTCAAGAAAATAATTTATTATTAATTAAAAACAATGCAGAAAATGGTAAAATACTTTTTAACACAGATTTAGAATTATCTGGATACATTTATGGAAGAAACGATTATGCTAGTTTTTCAAACAGTAATGATGTAGTTTTACCAAGTAAAGTTCCAATTGGTTGGATACATGAATTTACAAGTAAAAAAAATACTGTAGTTTACAATTCAAAAGTATGTTATGATGGATGCTTAAACTTACCAGCTGGTGTATGGTTAATTCATACATCATTAACAGTAGAAAAAAATAACACTACATGGTTTACGGCATTTTCACCGCCATTTAGTACTTTTATAGCAACATATGATACTCCTGGAATTGGTGGAAACATGATACATTCTTCATCAGAATCTTATTATTATTTATACAACAATATTCCAAAATTTATTGTTCATATGTCTCCAATTTTATTTGTAGTAAAAGACATAGAATCAAGAGTTTTACCAAATTATATATTTAATATTACTCCATCAATCGTTGAAAATGATAGTATAGTTAAAAGCACTATTATTTGGAAAACAGTATATACAAAAATAGCATAATTTTAAAAAATATATATGTATAATATAAATGCACGTGTGTAAAATTGTAAGTTCAGCCAATAGTAATAATAATTACTATATAACTTTTTATTATTTAGATATTCCAATTGATGTTGTACACAGTGAAATTGATATTAATACTATTGTAAATTATATTAGATTACACTATAAAATAAATGATACTCCTTACGTAGTAGAATACGATAACATTGAATTTGAAATATTAAGTTCAACACCTACATCAATAGTATATAAGTTGTTGCTTACAAAATTAAATTATAAATTAAAATTATTACCTCCAAATACAGAATGCGAAATTAATGTATTTTTTAAGAGAGACATTGATGACCCAGTTTTAATGATAGCTAAATAAATTTATTCTTTAAGTTGTTTTTTAATATATTAAAAAATTGAACTAAAGATATAACAATAATATAATATAAAGAAATTCAATATGGAAAAGCGTTTAAACAAAAAATTAGAATTATGGATTACTGGATTTAAAGATAATATAAGAGAAAAAGCTAGCCAAATTGGTATATCAAAAAATGACCAAACAAATCAGTTAATTCAATATATTTATGACTATGATAGATTAACATTTGGTAAAGAAGATTTTCAAAAAAGAAAACGTGTAAAAAATGTGGTTCCATTCTTTGATAGGTGTTGCGCTAAACGCGCGAGTAATGAACAATGTACTAGAAGAAAAAAGGATGGTATTGAATATTGTGGCACACATATGAAAGGAACTCCTCACGGAATTATTGATAATCAAAATGAAAGTAAGCCAAATACTCAAAAAATTGAAGTTTGGGCACAAGATATTCAGGGAATAGTTTACTATATTGATAAAGCGTTTAACGTATATCAAGCTGAAGATATTGTTGTTAATAAATTAAATCCAAAAATTATAGCGAAATATGTAAAAAATGGTGATTTATACAGCATTCCAGAATTTAATATTTAATAAAAAATTGAATTAATATATTATTTTAAATAATTAGTATATTAATAATAAATAATGACAAATAAATTTGCTATATATTCAGGTTCAACTGTTAATTCAATTCCACCAAAATTTTATTGGAAAAATCAAAAATACAAAAATTTAGTTGGTTACGCTAAAACACTTAAAGAAGCTGATAAAATATTCAATCTTATTTCCTTAGAAAAATCTAAATGGATACAATTAGTATGTTTAACTACTTTCAACATTATCAAACAAGAATTATCATTTGATATTAATAAACCACTTTTTGAAGGATACTATAGCGATGAAGATTTTAATTAAAATATTATTTATACATAATATATGGATGAAGATAGTAAAAAAATATTAAATATTATAGGAATTAATTTTGATTTAATTGATAGTTTAGATAATTTTTTTATACCTCGTGAACAATTATTATCTGATTTAAAATATGAAGAAGTTAAAATACTTATTCCTGAATTAAAAAAAAAATTTAGTTCTTCTTTTATGACAAGTTTACAAAAAAATGCCAAACAAGAACAAAAATGGCCGTTATTAAATTTAGTGCGACAAATTTTAAGTATTTATAAATATCAAATGAAACCAATTCGAAAAAGCGACGGATACACTTTAGAAGGTGTAAAAAAATACAAACGTTTTTTTCAAATAACAAAAAACAACTAATGTATTTGTATGTTATAAAAATGAATATAAAAATATAATTATAAGTACGTTCAAATGAGCACAGATAGTTTAATTGCTAATATTGATTATAACCCTAAAATGGATAGAAATGTAAATCTTTCTTTAAATTCAAATGAAGGAACATTATCACCAGAAGATTTATCTTACGCTATTATTATTAATACGTCAAATGAAAAAATACCTCTAACAAACAACATACGTAAAAATAGTTGTTTGATATTAAAATTAAATATATTAATTATTTCATCTATAATTATTTTATTCTGTATTTTATACTTATAAAATACAATTATTACCAAAAGTATTTTCAACATCATAATTAATGTATAAAAAACCGTCATCATCTTTATAATCTAAAAATAAATGTTGTAAAAGACTTGAGTTTGAAGGAATTGAATTATTAATAAATATATATAAACCTACTTCTGGTTTTAAAGTCATTCTTTTTCTTATTACTGAAATAAATTGTCCTATTGTTAAATCAAAACCAACAAGATATTTATGTTTATCAATATCTGGAGCACTTGTAGAACACAGGTATTTTTCGCATATTACAGGTATTCTATCAGGGTATTTTAATAAAATTTGTGAACAATCTATTTTTCTTTGTTTAAACGGATATTTATTTTTGAACCCAATCATTATTATTTATTATCATTTTAAATTTAAATTATTATATTTTATAATAATTTAAAAAAGTATTTTATCCAAACATATGCCTCATTTCAGAATAAGTCATATTTCTACCTGTTTTTTCTTTAAATTCATCTTCTCCTGATTGCATTATATTTATCAATAAATTACCAATTTCAGGTTTTCCATAATCTTGTAAAGAATTTATATTTTTATTTAATTCAATAACTTTTTTTTCAGAGTCAGTCTCAATTTTTATTTTGATTTCTTCAATATTTATATTTTCTTTTGTTTGTAATACTTGATTTTCATTTTTTACTTTTTTATCATCATTATTATTAATAAATTTAACTTTATATCTATCTATACAACTCTTACAAAACGCTGTAAGATACTCTTTATTAAAAATTTTTTTACAACCCATACAATAAGAAGAATTAGATATCATTGAACTTATAATAAATATAATAATATATTTAAATGATAATTATTATATATAAAAAATAAAAAACAGGGAACAAGTCCCAAATTTTTATATTTTTATATTTTTATATTTTTTATAAAATTATTTAATTATTTATTTTCTAAAAAATAAATACGAAATTTATTTATCAAGCAATTACCTATCAAAAACCACATTATATTAATTGAGCACCCACCATTATAAATAACCCATCTGAACGCCTGGCAGTGTGGAGCAAGAGTCATAAATGGCGATAGCAAAAATCCAATAAATGAAGACTCAACACAGTAATATACGTACAAGTGGGCTGCTGCGTAATGAGCTACAATACAACCAATATAAAGCAATACCATTCTAAAAACAGCATTATTAAGGATAGATTCAATTTGAAACTGGAAAAGCATTTTGTGTGAATATTTAAGATATGAATATAAGTAACTAAATAATATACATATTAATTCAAAAAAGAATTTCAATTTTTTCTTAAATATATGTATTTTTGGTTTACTAAAATTTTGTAGTTAATAAGAATAAGTATTGAATCAAAATGGTGTTGTTATTGTATATATAAATCTTTAAAAAAAGAATTATATATATTAGATTTAATATTTAATTATTGTGACTCTATTGTTACAATACCATTTTCTATAGTTAATGTTAAAGCAACAGTTTCACCTATATGATTATTATAGAGAAATAATGTTTCAGGAGATTCACTATTTAAGGTAGAATAATCAAAGGTAGAATCTGGATAAAATAATTGTCCAGATAAAATTTCAGATATTGAAGTACTAACTGTCCAAACAGCTCTAACAGAATTATTATCATGTGTAGAATATGTTAAATATCCATATCCATTAATAGCAAATGTTCCATCTGTTTGTTCTACATTATAATATATATAAGTTAAATAATATGTCTCTGGAGTTGAACTAGTATTATTTAAATTAATTAGTGGTTCTATAGTAATAATTTCTCTTAGTGGTGGCTTTGTTCCAGACATTGAAACTACTGGAGAATGTTCATAAGCAAAATTTTTTAAATTTTCTATAGAAAATTGTAATTTAATACCTGTATTAGTAGATTTAGTTGTTGGTCTAGGATTGTTTGCTAATATATTATTATCAAATTTGTGTATACGGTTAAAAGAACCTATTCTATTATTACTAAACAACATTGAATTTAATGTTTTACTTCCAGAAGTAGATGAAGATTTATAAAAATTAAAAGAAGACATTATACATTATATGATATATTTATTTCTTCTTTTTTCTTTTTTCATTTTTTTGAATTACTAAAAATTTAAAATTTTAATATCTTAAATTGTTTCAGGTTTGGCTCCACCTTTTGAAAGGTGGAAAAAATAATTTTGCAGTATATAAAAAAAAGTATTGTAAAAAAAAAAATTGAAAAGAAAATAAAAGATAAATATAAAAGTATTTAGTGTAAAAAGTGAACTATAAGTTATTGTAAAGTCATCAATGTCATCAATGTCATCAATTAATATTTCGTCATCGATAATGAAAGGTATATCAATAATGATAGGTAATATAGTTCGAGATGTGATTATTGAATGTGGTTCTATCCATAATTTCGATGCTTCAGAGACGATTCGAAATTTGAAACTAGAGGATATTAGTGTGAAAATGCCATCAAAAAAAGAAAAAACAGTAAAAGAGAAAGTAGTAAAAGAGAAAGTAGTAAAAGAGAAAGTAGTAAAAGAGAAAGTAGTAAAAGAGAAAGTAGTAAAAGAGAAAAAAGAGAAAGGTCGTCCAAAAAAGCCTCGAAGACAAGTCGAATTAGAAGATGATTCAACAGATTTATTTGCTGCGCTTGTAGCAAAAGCAAACGAAGAGTCAGAAGATGAGATTTCAGACATTTCTTGTGATGAGAAATCCTCAATGGCTGAAAGCATTGTAGATTCGGTATTGGATAAAGTAAGTGTTATTTCTGAAAATAATGAAAAAAAGGCAGAAAAAGAAGCTGCGAAACAAGAAGAAATTAAGAAAAAAGAAGCAGCGAAACTAGCAGAAAAAGAAGCAGCAAAACAAGAAGAAATTAAGAAAAAAGAAACAGAAAAAGCAGAAAAAGAAGCAGCAAAACAAGAAGAAATTAAGAAAAAAGAAGCAGCAAAAGCAGAAAAAGAAGCAGCAAAACTAGCAGAAATTAAGAAAAAAGAAACAGAAAAAGCAGAAAAAGAAGCAGCAAAACAAGAAGAAATTAAGAAAAAAGAAGCAGCAAAAGCAGAAAAAGAAGCAGCAAAAGCAGAAAAAGATGCGTCAAAGAAAAAAAAGGAGTCGTCAGAGTCGGAAACAGATAAAAAGAAAAAAGAGTCATCAGATTCGGAAACAGATAAAAAGTCAAAAAAATCAAGTGAAAAAAAGGTGGGAAAGGTTGAAGTTGAAGAGGAAGAACCAGACGTTGTAAAAAGATTTGAGTTTGAAGGAGTAAAATACTTGAAGTCAAAAAATACCGGTATCATTTACAATATGGAGCAAGATGTCATCGGAAAATGGAATGAAAAAACAGGTAAAATAGATTTTGAAGAAGCAGGGTCAGAAGAGGAGGAAGATGAATATGACGAGTAGATAGTAGATAGTAGATAGTAGTAGTTATATATATAAATTAAATAATAATTATTTCATATAAGGGTTGTCTAACAACAACGTAAAACCCCTTGGGGGTAATCCCTTTTTTTTACGTACTTATTTTGTGAGTCATTTCTTGTTTTGTCACTCATTTCTCGTTCCCGTAATACATGGTCAGATTGTCACTCATTTCTCGTTTTGTCACTCATTTCTCGTTCCCCGTATTATTTAAATATATGGTATCTTGAAGAGACACAGTATATGGTATCTTGAAGAGGCACAGTATATGGTATCTTGAAGAGGCACAGTATATGGTATCTTGAAGAGGCACAGTATTATTAATATTCTACAGTATCAAATATTCTACAGTATAATATTTCTCTCTAATTAACATTAACAGGTTTATAATTAGAGAGAGCATTAGCTAAATTCTTTAGTTAGTTGTTAGTGTTTATAGCTAGCTAGTTAATTAGGAAAATAAAAAATAATTAATTTATAATACAAAATAAAAATCTATATAATCTATTCTACAATCTAATGACTATCATATCTTTCTCGAATGTCATCTGGATAAAGTTCTTGGTCAATTGAATCTTGACATCTTTGTGCCATTTCACAAGTAAAACACATTTTGTATGGTTCATCCATATGGTACAAAGCCCCACATTGACATGAAACCATCTTGTCACACTCGCACAAAAAGTTACAACAAGTCTCGCAATAGTCAATAGCTGGAAGCTCATCATCTTCTTGAGGAAACAAGTCAATAGTAATTTCTTGGAGGTCTTCATCTGAAAAACTAATTCCTGGTGGCATATTTGTTTGTCTCTCTAGCTTTGGAATAGGAAGGCCTTCCAGTTTTATTTTTATTGGTGTTGTTAGAATGGGTCCATCGCATATCAAAGGTTCATCTGGAAAATTAATTCCTGGTGGCATATTGGTCTGTCTCGTAAACTTTGGTAGAGGGCCAATTTCTAATTCATCTTTTTCTTTTTCTAATTCGACCAAAAGAGAGAAAAAATCCGAAGGACATGGCGCATCAAGTAAACCATATGGTTTTTGATTTTCTACTGCCATTATGTTGTCCGCAACGGTTAATTCAGTTTCTAATCTAGGTTCGGTAACATCAACCGAGCAAGCGCAGCTCTCAGGTCTCAAACCACAAAATTCGCAAATGTAGGACATATTGTTCATTATAAAATTACTTTTAAGTTTGTTTTTAACGTAGTAAAAATGTATGCAAAAGAATAAGCTTTTGGGGGAAAATGATTTAATACTTATTTTTTATAATTTGTAAAAATGTATTCCTAAGAATTTTCTGAGAAATTTCCTAGGAAAATTCTTTGGCATAGGATATTACCAGCAAATAAATTATAGCTTTTAAAGGCGCTACAACATACATTTATAATTAGGGTCAGGATTAGCTAGTTATTATAGCGCGCGCATTATTTAGCTAGTTAAAAGTATAAAAAATAAAATACATAATTAATTATACTATATCATATACAATTACAATACTAAATTTGACATAAAATTGGCGGCAGCTAAACTATTTTTTGTTTTATTTGATTCATAAATTTCTCCATCTTCTAACTCGTATCCTAGTGGGGGGTCTTCTTCTTCATCATCTTCAATCAGAGGTAAAACTGGGGTCCATCTTACAGGAATTGTAACCGTAAGCTTTTGTTCTTGTACACGGTCAAGAGCGTCATAAAATTCAATTTGAGTTACCAAAAAAAAGTTAGACATTGTTTTATAAAAAGTTTCTTTAAAACGAGTTGCAAAAAGTATAAGCTTTTGTGAAATAATGATTAAATACTTATTTCTTATAAATTATCAAAAGTATTCAAGGAATGTTCCAGAATTTTTTTTGGCTTAAGAAAGAAATTTCTTTGTGGTCATTTTGTCACTCATTTCTTGTTTTGTTACTCATTTCTTGATGCCATATCTTCAACCGTTATCCAGTTTTACCGTGCGCTATTTTGTCACTCATTTCTTGTTTTGTCACTCATTTCTTCTCCTTATAAAAGGGTATCTTGAAAGGGCACTATATACAGTATTCCACTGTAGGTCGCAGAGTATAGAATATTATACTGTAGTTAGCATAGTATTCTACTGTAGGTTGCAGAGTATAGAGTATTCTACAGTATATATTTTATAGTTGATAAAGATTATATATTGCTTAGCCCAACTGCGAAGCAATCACCCCACATCAAAGGAGGTCACAATAAAGAAACATTTATGTTAAATATCAAGACCTTTAAAAAGTATTGTTTAAAAGCTGGTACAAAAAGGCAGATGAAATTCACGAATATTATATAAAACTAGAAGAAACACTTCAAGAAGTTATACAAGAAGAAAGCAATGAACTTAAATTACAATTAGAACAAAAACACCAACAATTAGAAAATATCACACAAGATAAAGTTAAACAAAAAATACTGAATCCATATCGCCATCCAAACATTTTTTACCAATAGCATACTTATTATCACACTCTAATCTAGTATTATAAAAAGGCAATACAGGTTCACGTTCATAAACAAATAAATCTATTATCATAGTAGCAGCAGCAGCAATAATTTTTTGAAAATAAAACATATTATATTATATTATATATATTATACATTCTATTTAAATAAAATTGATATATTATATATTATTATATATAGAATTAATACACTATAATATGCCTATTAAATACGCCGAAATTACAATTATTATAAACACAGAAAAAGAAACTATGACAAATTATTTCAACAGATTAATAGGGAATGAAAATCAAACAACCGATAATGATACCATTATTATATTATTTGATGATGGAATTATCTGCGATGTAAAAAAAGAGTATAAAAATACAAATACAAATATAATAATGGGCACAAGAAGCTTTAAAACAAATTTACCACTTTATTTTGGAATAAAAGATACAAATGAAGTATTTTTCTACAAAACACCAAGAGAAGAAAATGGCAACCTAAAACTAGATTGTAAACCAATATTTGCTAATAATAAAAAACATATAACAACAAAAAAAGAACCATCAGTTTATAATAGTATTTATGTGGAAGGTAATAATGAAGTACTCTCAATAGTAAAAATTAAATCCAGTGAAGAAAAACCAAGATTTTTATTAGCATATGATGATACATATTTTAAAAAAGAACACATAATTTATTTTGTTAATTGTATATTTTCTATAACTTTGTAAAAAGAAAAAGAAAAATAAAAATAAAAAATTGATTTAATAATTATTCATATATAAATATTATATGAATAATAAAACAATGTCACGAACACAAATAGAATCACAATTAAAAGCACAAGTAAACTTTGAGCAAACAGGATTATCAATTCCAGAATCCATATTAAATTTATCACTAGAAAAACAAACAGAAGTGTATAATTATCTTATTCAAATGAGTGAATCTCAAAAAAAAGCATACCTAATAGCCAAAGACCATCTTGGCACATCATTTAATATACTAAAAAGTAATGGATTTTCTGAATGGAAAAAATCTATAAAATAAATAAAAAAATAAATTAATAAAAAATATTTATAAATTAAATCTTACCTTCTTTGTTTTTTTATTACGCCTTTTATGCTTTCTAGAACCACCAGAAACCGCAGGAGTATCAGAACTAGGAGTACCAACACTAGTAGGCATACTCTTCATATTTTCAGAAAATTTATTAATAGATTCAGTTGTTCTGTCAATTAAATCCCCTTTTTCTTTCAATAAATTATCAAAATTTTGTAACGACGCATTTATAGTATCCGAAGTTTTTGTTACAACTTCAGCAGTAGCATTAGTAGATGCTAACACAGCCTCCCCAATATTACTAGCCGAACGTATAGTTCCAACTATAACACCATACCCAGGAATTTCTTCAAGCGTATTCAAAGCAACTTTAACACCCGTTTGACCAAATTCATCTCCTACAACCTTTAATTTGTCAAATACTTCTGTAATTAACTCATTTGTAAAAGGTTTAGCAGCTTCTAATGCTACAACACCAATTTCAGAAACTTCACCCGCAATATCCTTTACTAATTCTTTATTTTTAGGGTCATCTAAAACATTTTTTATATCTTCTAGTTTTTCATTAAATTTTTCTGAATTATTTAAATCAACACCAAGAATATTGGCTGCGCCATCAATCGTTTTCAATGCTACACCTTCTGATAAATCAACTACTTTATTTGTTACTTGTGAATCACCTAAACCAAAATTAGGCAAATCAGGCAAAAGGTTACTTAAAGAATGTTCTTCCTCAATTTTTTTCTTAAGTTCATCAGCTCCAGAATCAGCAGCAGTCCCAGTATTAGCAGCAGTCCCAGAATTAACCCCAGTATTAGCATCAGCACCTCCAATTTTTAATGATTTATTTTTTTTTCTGTATTTCCTATTTTTTTTCGTTCTTATTTTTTTTGTCATTGCTATATTAATAATAGTTTTTATTTTTTCATACTTTATCAACCTTTTCTAAAGTCCATTTTTTATAATCCGCAAAGGACATAGCATACTTCTTGTCAGTAACTTTTCTATCTGTTTTTTTTAAAAAACTAAAATTAGCTATCTTACCCTCACAAGTATATCGATTGGAGTTTTCTTTTAAAACAATTTTTTCATCCGATTTTTTTGTATTATTATTTGGAATACTATTCTTGGGAGGAGCCACACCTCTGTTTACTTTTCCAGTTCCAGATTCTTTATTATAATTTTTAAATTTCGCAAACACATCCTTCTTTTTAATTTCGACACTATTTTGGTTTGTCTCTATCTTGGATTCATCTTCTAACATTTTTATCCTTAATTCTTCCTCCTTTTGTTTTCTCTCAAACTCACTCAATTCAAAATCCATATCAACATAAATTTGCCTACAATTAAAAGTTTTTACATACTTTCTTGCGACAGTCTCTAAAAATCTGTAAGGAATTGTATTATCACTATAATATTCAAAGGATTCTCTAGAATTATTCCAGTACATAATTACATTACCTAAAGGTGTTTTTTCAAAAACAAAATTGTTTTTCAAACTATCAAGACGCTGTTTGATAACAAAATCGCGCGCTTCTGATTTCGCAAGTCTAATAATCTCAATATCACTTTTATCTTCAAGTTCTTTAACCATAGAACGTAACAAACAAATTTCTGCTTCAACTTCTTTTTTCATTTCTTCTTTTAAATCATTATCATTATTAATACTTTCATCGCTAATACTTTCATCGCTAATACTTTCGTCTCCAATATTTTCATAATCATCATCAATCTCAAGATATTTCATTCCTTTTTCAACAATTTGTAGATTTAAACTAGCCTTTTCATTATCTAAATTACTTTTATATGCATTAAAAAGCTCATTAAACTTATCATCTACAAGAGTTAATTCAGCCCAAGTAAAACTACGTTTCAAACTCATTTTCTTAATATCTGCCAAGTATTTATCTTCATATTTTACAACCTCAGGCACCAAAGAAACTTCTGAATCAGAAGAAGATGAATCCGAATCTGAATCCGAATCCGAATCTGAAAAAAGTCCATTATATTTTAATAATTTTTTAGATATTTTTTTAGATAATTTAACTTTAAAATTTGTAATAAACTTAATTATATCATTACGTAAATATCCAGCAAAACGTTCTACGCCAAAATAATAATCAAGCACTCTTAACATATTACTAAAAAAAAGAACCATAAAAAAATAAGTGATACATTTTCTTACAAAACTTACTTCATTATTAAATTCATTACCTTTTCCAGCATTTTCCAAATAATTATTATCCAAATTTTCAATATTCATAATAATATAATAATTATATTTATAATATTATTTTTAAGCGCTTTTAAATTCATTATTGTAAATTTCATTATTGTAAACTTAATAATCTTACACTGAATAATTTTTCAATGTCGTGTTTTAAATCAGGAACTTGAATTAGTTCATAATCAGTGGAATCCGGATGAAGTCTGACCAAATACAAATCCTTAACAGTCTTTCCATACTTTAATTCCAGAATACCCTTATAAGTATTCAACTGTAATGCATAATGCCAAAAGTTTGTATCCGGCATCCAATCAATCTCCTTTGTTGTAGCACACTTATTCCAAGCATTTACCTTAACAATATCCGCGCTCCTTTTCCAATCATAAATCGATAATGTTCCATCCGGATTTTCATACACCATATCAATAGAACCAGCCAACCGAAGTTCTTCATGATAAATAGTCCATTCAGTTCTGTAAGGTTTCAGCTGCGGAAAATCCAACACGAACTTAATAAAGTAAGACCATTCAATGCCAAAATCCAAATATCTTTTATCATATTTAATTAACATATTATGCTGTTGTAAAAGTTCCAAATGAGTATAATCAAACATTAAAACTTTGGAATTCATAAAGCATTCAATTTCATAATGAAGCTGAGTCCCGGCGACACAAGCGTCATCCCGCTTTGAATTCCACAAATCCTTAATCCCAGAAGCCGAAAGACCCCAATATTTATGCCCGGGCTTCCAAGCCTTACCGGACATCATCCGAGAAATAATTGTGTCAGCATCAAAATCAGGAAAGTGAGTATGATTCCAAGTAGTAACCGAAGTATAAGACCCAGAATCAGACCCTAAGATAGTGTACTTATGTCCTTCTTCCTGAAACTTAATATTTTCATCACGAGGATGCGCATTTTTTACACTTAAAATTGGGTACAACATAGTAACAATTTTATTAGTAGTAGCAGTAGAAACTTGAGAAGTCATTGTTTATTATTTATAAAATATTATAAATAATATATTTTGAATCAATTTTATTTTATATATATTTAAATTTTTACTTCAAGTATTTAATATTTAATAAAATAATTAACAGCAAAATTATATACCAAATTTTCTGCGCTTCCAGTATTATTATTTATTATTATACCGGTAGTGTTGCTTGCTACAGTAGTATTAGCTTCAAGTCCTGAAGGACCAATTCCTGTAATTGTGGTAGATGCCGAACTACCTCTTGATGTAGAACTATAATATATATCATGAGCATGTCCATTATCAGTTATTGTATGTGTATGAAGCTTAACATTATCTTCTTGAGCTGTTCCAAAATTTACAGCAGAAGAATGATTACTCCCTGCACTCCCAATTCCTCTTAAAAAAGCAGCTGTATAATTTGGCACATTAAATGTAGTACTACCATCACCTGCCCCAAAACTAGTGTTTATAGCAGCAAATAAAATACTATATGTTGTTCTACTATACGCAGCTCCATTACATAATAACCATCCAGCTGGCTGAGTAAGAGAAACTCCTGCCATTATCATACCAGCAGGAATTAAATTAAAAGACGCAATTGTTCCATTAGTACTCAAAGTAGTAGCTCCAGTAACATTTAAAGTAGAATTCAATGCAGTAGCTCCAGTAACAGTGAATGTACCAGGAATATAAACATTAGGATAACCACTACCATTATTACCACCTAAAACAATTTGATTTGAAGTGGTTATAACTGCGCCAGCTCCTATTGCGGTTGAAGTAGAATAAGAGATAGAGCTAGAGTTAGTATTTGTATTAGCCCCAATAAATGTATTACTTGAACCAATATTATTAGTTCCAGCATTGACGCCAATTGCGGTATTACTATTTCCTGCATCATTACTATTTAAAGTTCCAGAACCTAATGCGGTGTTTCCATAACCTGATATATTTGATTTTAATGATTGATAACCAACAGCAGTATTACTATCACCTGTAGTTATATTTAATGATTGATAACCAACAGCAGTATTAAATCCATCATTACTAGTAGATAATGCTTGAAAACCGAGTGCTGTACTGCGATTATCACCAGTACCGCTACCGATTCCAACTGTGAGTCCGTTTATTAAAGCATCATCGCTAACAGTCAAATCACTATTCAATGTAGTAGTCCCACTAACAGTTAAATTTCCACTTATATCAACATCACCTTGAAAAATATATGGTCCGTATATAGTATTACCACTAATATCACTTTCAAAATTAATGTAAGAAGCTGGTTGTCCAACCTTTGCCATAATACTTAAATTATTAGCATTGCTATAATTATTTCTTACAATATTATTTCTCGCAGCATAGTTAATTCCTCCATATTGCCTAAATGACATATATATCCAGTTTTTATAAAAAAATAAAGAAAAGTGAAACAAAAAATATATTAATTTTTTTATTTTCACTTTAAAATATTTTGTTTAACTTAAAATATTTTGCTCAACCTTTCTTAAAGTCCATTTTTAAAAAATGGAGTTAAAGATTTTTAGGTTGAAAAGGTTGAAAAGGTTGAAATTTAGATATATTTAGATATAGCTTTACTTAATTTAGAAGAAGTACTACGTTTAGATGATTTTCGTGTAGCAGGATAATTATGATGTCTACTTTTATGACTTTTATGACTTTTATGTCTACTACTTCTTCTTTTACTAGATTTGCGACTAGTCCTAGGTTTATGAACAATTTTAATAACAGGTTGTTTATCTAAACTATAATCTTGAAAAGGTATAATAAATTCTTCATTTGATTTAGGGCTGGATATATGTGTTAATAATTCTTGTACGGGGTTAACTTTTACAGAGCTAACTTTTGTAGGTTTCTCACTTAAAGGATTACTATCAAAAATAGTATTCATATTCATATGATTAAAATCCAAAGAAGAATCAGAATCAGAATCAGAATCAGAATCAGAATCAGAATCGGAGTCTATTTCTAAAAATATTTTTTCAAATGAATCAGGTTTCCGAAAATCCATTTTAAGTCTTTTATGAATAGGTTGATTAACTGAAGGAATAGATAAAATATTGGCTAAATCATCGTTAGTAAATTTAAATTCAAGATGATTATTTCTACCATTTTTAGACAAATCTAAAGAAACATTAGCAACAGAGCCATCGTAGTCCATATCCCAATTAGTTTTATTAACAGTATTATGATTATTTTTATGAATAATAGTTTTAGCCATTCCTCTATTTTTGATATATGTGTCAAGCATACTTATAATAAAAATATATTATTTTTCCACTTTTAGAAAAAGTGGAGCAAAACATTTTTCAGTCTTTTTTACAAAGTTATAAAAGATTGAGCTAAAAGATAAAAAATAAATAATATTGTTCTTCAGTATTTTGGCTCAACCTTTACTAAAGGTTGAAAAGGTTGAAAAGGTGGAAAAAAAATCTTTTGTATATAAATAATGGAGCTAAAATTTGAAGAACTAGATAATCCAACACAAGAGACCTCAAGTCAAGACGCATCAACAAATGAAGTAAATTATATAAATTACTGGAGCAACGCAAACCAGTCTACAACAAATTCAACAACAAAAAAATCCAAAGTATCATATGATGATATTTTATCATCGTTAAATATGGTAGTCCATAATGGAGTATTACAATTTGCGAAACCAATTGAACAAAAAACACAAAAACCTCAACAAAAAAAACAAGTAACAATTAATGCTCCACAGAAGCAAAGCTTTCAACAAAATCAACAAAATCAACATAATCAACATAATTACATAACAAACAAATATTTCAAAGATTACAAAGATGAATCCCAATATATAGAAGAGCCAAAAAAACCAATGACAAAAGAAGAGTACAGACAAATGTTAATTCAAGAATATATTAATAGACAAAACGCGATAAGACGAATATCACAAATAAAATCAAAGAAATTATTATTTAATACACAGAATATAAGCATAGCTCCAAACAATAATCCAAGAGATATGAATAAATTATTTTCAACTTTTAGAAGATAATTCAAAAAAGTATTTAAATATATTTTAAAAAAAGTATTTAAAGAAATATTCATATATAAATATGGGCCCCGGCTTTAGCTCAGTTGGTAGAGCATTTGACTGTAGTAGTATCTACCTTTCACAAAGGTAGAGCCAAGTATAACTTATTTAGTTATACCTTTCATAACTTTGTGAAAAAGGTATAGTGGGTATCAAAATGTCGCTGGTTCGAATCCGGCAAGCCGGAAACTTTTAATAAATATTTATTAAAAATACTTATTAAAAATTAAAAAACTATAAAATTAAAAAACTATAAAACTTTAGAAGCATAATTATATATTATTTTTTAAATTATTTTTTAAATTATTGATAATCTATATATGTCTAAAACTCGTAAGAATATTCCATGGCGTGGATGGAAAAGGGAAAAACCAGGATTTCATCAAAGAACAACTATGATGAATAAATGTGGAAAAAAATGTTTTTTGGGTAAAAAGAAATCTTTTCCAATTTGTAAAAAAAATACGTGTACTGTAAGCAAAAAAGGAGTTTATGCTGCATTTATTCGTGCTCAACAGTATTTGAATAAAACAGGAAAAAAAAAATACAGAACTATTTCTAACAAAGCAAAAAAAATGATAAAAAAAATGTTTTAAAAAAGTAAACAAAAAAGTAAATAAAAAAAGTAAATAAAAAAAGTTGATTAATTAATAAAATTGAATTATTATATTAATAGTTAAGCCTAATATAATAAAAATAATAAAATGTTTGAAAAATCAAAGTCTGAAATTACTTTTAAAGAATTTCAATATAAATTAAATATAGTAAATAATTTTGAAAATGAATGGGGTCATTTTTGTGACCCAGATGATAATAGTAATACTATATTTTACAATAATTTGTATGAACCTATTAAAAAAAAAGTAAAAAAGGTAAAAAAAATAGAAGAAAGAAAAGTAGAAAAAGTAGAAGAACCTTTTATAGATATTGAAAAATTAGAAAAACTAGAAAATAAAATAGATGAATATGAAAATGATGATATAAAATTTTGTATTATTGATACTATCTTTATTTGTCTTTCACTAACATTCGTAACATTTATAGCAGTTAAGATAAATAATTTTACTAGCAATATTTAAATATTTAAATATTATTTATATGTCCTGGGTCAAGATTGTTATAATGTGGATTATAAACTAAATAGTTCAAAAAATTACTAATACCACATTGTGTGTTGCCAAATAAATTACCATTAGGGTCAATAATATATCTATTATAAAAATCAGGTATTTCATCATAAATAATATTAGTTGGACAAACATTTCCACTGGCATCTTCAATAACACAAACATCAGTTAAATCAAGTTTTGTTACCAAGTTAATATTTAAATTATTTTTATTAAATGGCAAACGACAATTAACATTATCAAGATACTTGGCAGTTTTTAATAAGTTTAAATCACCTTGAGTATTTAAATTATATATTTTAGGGCAAGCCGCAGAGGTGCAAAAAGTTGCTCTGGCTTTTTTTCTTAAAATATAATCCCCAGCATTGTTGGATTCTTTATTTGAGCCAAAGGCGGGTTTAGCTGAATAATTTTTAAATGAATGAGCCATCTTTACTAATATAATATATTATATACTTTTTATAATAAAAATTGAAATTAATTTAAAATAATACACATAAATTATTATATCTATCTATAAATGCCATTATTTAAAATGAAAAATCCTTTTAATTATATTATAAAATATTTTTCCTCTTCAAATAGGGAAACCCAAGAAGAACTAAAAGATGAACCGGAACCTGAATTAAAAGAACCGGAACAAATAAAAGAATTAGAGGTCAAAAATATGCGTATAATTAAATGGGAAGATACCACGGCTTTTACAATGCCAATAACTGGAGGGCAGGTTATTAAAGTATATGATGGTGATTCCATTACAATAGCAGCCTATTTACCTATGGATAGTTCTCCTTTATTTCGGTTCTCAGTAAGACTAAACGGCATTGATACTCCAGAAATAAAAGGAAAAAATGAAGATGAAAAGGAAGCAGCAAAGGCAGCAAGAGACGCATTATCAAATTTAATTTTACATAAATATATTACGCTAAAAAATGTGGATACTGAAAAATATGGAAGAATTTTAGCCGATGTTTATTTAGACGATTTATGTATAAATGATTGGTTAATTCAACAACATTATGCCGTGAAATATGATGGTGGTACAAAAATTCCGCCAGCTTCATGGTTAAAGTATAGATTATCAACCTTTGAGAAAGGTTGAACCAAAAATAAATAAATATTTTGACTCCATCTTTTAAAAGATGGAAATTTAGTTTCGTTGCCATAATTTCATAATTTCTGTAATATTACGAGTATAATCTTCTTCATAACAACTAATTAATTTATTACTTGTATAATTAAGTTTTTTTTCTATTTCTACTGGTTTTACTTTTTCTACTTCTTTTACTTCTACTTTTTCTACTTTTTCTACTTGTACTTGTTTACCAAGAAAACATTTATTTTTTATTTCTGAAGACATTATTATTAATATTAATTAATAATAATATTTTAAGTAGTTTATATATTTTACAATTTTGGAATCAATTTTTTACATTTCAAACACCGTTTTTAGATTATATATCCAAACTTCTTTTGGATACCATATTTTATTATCATCATAATTAAAACCTCTTCCTAACATAATATTATTGACAATTATATTATGTGTAATCGTTCTATGAGAACAAAAACGTATTGCTAAAATGTCTGTATTATCAGTTATATTGTTTATAATGCTACTTCTTTGTTTTGATAATGGTAAATCATGAGGTAAAAATATAATTCTCTCTATATTTTCATTCCATAATTTATTATATTCATCATAATTTTTATCAGTTTTCTCGTAAAAAAATTTGAAATTTACTATCATTATTTACGTTATAATATTTTATATTTTTAAGTAATTTATAAAATAACTAAATTATAAATCATATGCGGTTTGGAATGTTAGAGAGAAACTATAATCCATATTGTTTAAATCCATTACTCTGCCGTATTCATCCAATAATTGAATATTTAAATTTTGGAGCTTAACAGGCCCAAAATATTGTCTAGGCGTTGTGACAATACTGAGATTGTTTTCAGTAAAGATATTAAATGTATTTGCTTGTAATGATATTCGTGCTAATATATTTTTATTTAATATGGATGAATTAAAAGCACTATAAAAACTATTATTAACATTATTATTAAAATCATCTACAACCAAATAGAGATATCTAGGACCAAGTAAATCAACAACTCCTTCAGAGACATAGCTATCATTGTTTTCATAAATTCCATTTCTAAATCCAAAAGTCCAACCAAGCTTTAATGGTAAAGGGGTATTGCGGTCATCAATTCCATTTCTATCCGCTTGAAAATTAAGTGAAAAACTTGTTATTGTACCAGGAGGTGTAGCAGAATTAATTCCAACAAACATTTGCCCACTTCCGTTATTATTATTAATATTAATACCAAAAACAATATATTGAAAATCACCACCGATATTAGTCATAGTAGTATTTAATAAATTAGTAATTCCAGTATAAGTGTAGTTACCATCAGCAATATTTACAACATGAGCCACATTATTTACAGTCAAAGTAAAAAAATTATTACCAAATTGTTTTGAAACATTATAAAATGTGGTTGGAAGTTCAATAGCTGATAACTGCATAGTTAACACGTTATTAATAACTAGCGGAAGAGTTACATTAAAATTGGTGGATGGTGAAGAATAATAGTTCTCTCTAAATCTAGTATCAATATTCAAATTTTGTTTGTTAATTCTTCTTTTAATAGGATTAATTACACCTGGAAAGAATTCACTAGGGAATGAAGATAAATATGGTCTATTTTCTCTAACCTGAACCATATGTTCATTATCGGCGTCATTTATTTTCACAGGTTTTAAATCATAAATAGAATTAAAATAGTCTTGAACTTTTTCTTTAGCGTTTTCAACCTTTTGATAAACATCTCCTAATAAAATTTTTTTGGCTTCTGTAATAAAATAAATAGTTTTCATTTTAATTTCATCGTTAATTTCTTTATTTTTAAAAATACTTTCTTTTAATTTTGTTTCTTTAATATCAATAGCTTGTTGATTATATGTACCTGGTAATCCAAACATTTCTCTTAGTTCATCTTTTTTATAGTTTAGAATGTTCAAATCAAAATTCATATATTATATATAAAGTATAATATATTTTATAACAACTGTATATCTTATTTAGTTAAATATTTTTGATTTTATTACACTATTATATATATAATATGTCATTTTCTAAACCATTATTTTCTACTTTTGGTGGTCAAGGTCCAATTGGTGGTCAAGGTCCAACAGGTCCAACCGGGCCAAGTGGAGGAGGCGTAGGAGGCGGAGGAGGACCAACAGGCGCAACAGGACCAACAGGTAAAACAGGTCCAACAGGCCAAACAGGTCCAACAGGTAAAACAGGTCCAACAGGAGCAATAGGAGCAACAGGAGCAACAGGCACTCCATACTGGATTCTATCTAATAATTCAACTAGTTTAGTTCCAGTCTTAACTACATATAATGTAGGTATTGGTAAAACAGGTCCAATAACAAACGCACTAGACGTATCAGGAAACATAGTTTCAAACCAAGACGCAACAATTAATTCATTAACAATAGGCAAAGGTGGTGGTAATATATCAACAAATACAGCTATTGGAACAAACGCATTATCATCAATAACAACTGCTACTAATAATTTAGCTGTAGGATACCTAGCATTAAAATCAAATTTATCCGGAAATTATAGCACCGCAGTTGGGGGATTAGCATTAACTAATAGTGCAACAGGTGTACAAAATACAGCAATTGGTTATAATTCATTAGGAAGTAATATAAGTGGTTCATATAATACAGCAACTGGAGTTAACACCTTAAATAGTAATACAAGCGGTGGTTTAAATACAGCGATTGGACAAGATTCATTACAATATAATACAATAGGTCAGAGCAATACATCAATTGGTTATAATTCATTAGGAAGTAATACAACTGCTTCATATAATACAGCACTTGGGTCATTAGCATTAACTTCAAATACAATTGGAGAAAGTAATGTGGCTGTTGGAGATAGTGCTAGTTTAGACTCAACTGGTTCATTTAATACAGCAATTGGAAGTAACGCATTATATTATAACACAAGTGGTAATAATAATGTAGCAGTTGGTTATAAAGCAGGAAAAGGAAATACAGACAGTTCAAATAATACATACATAGGTTATCAAGCAGGCGCAAATGCGAATAATTTATCAAACTCAACCGCGTTAGGCGCAAATTCACTAATAACCGCATCAAATCAAATAGTACTAGGAGCAGTAGGAGTAACAGGAACACAAGAAGTAAAAATTCCATCTGGTAAATTAACATTTCCAAATTTAACATCGCAATCAAGCGCATACACTGGTTTAACTGGACCTGGTGCAACATATACAAATCCAACTATTGTTATTGGTACAGATGGAATAATATCTAGTATTGCTAATGGTGGGTCCGCAGGAGCAACAGGAGCAATAGGAGCAACAGGAGCAATAGGAGCAACAGGAGCAATAGGAGCAACAGGAGCAATAGGAGCAACAGGAGCAACAGGAGCAACAGGAGCAACAGGTACTCCATACTGGATTCTATCTAATAATTCAACTGATTTAGTTCCAGTCTTAACTACATATAATGTAGGTATTGGTAAAACTGGTCCAACAGCTGCTTTAGATGTATCAGGAAACATAGTTTCAAACCAAGACGCAACAATTAATTCATTAACAATTGGTTTAGGTTCTGGAAAATTATCAACAAATACAGTAGTTGGCTACAATGCGCTAAGCAGTAGTATTGGTCCAACAGGTGATAGCAATACAGCAATTGGTTATCAATCATTGAAATTTAATACAATAGGTAATGATAATACAGCAATTGGAACAAACGCATTACGAGGTAATACAGGAGGTAATAATAATACGGCAGTTGGTAATTTAGCATTACGAGATAATCAAGGTGATTCAAATACAGCAATTGGTAATGCATCATTAACTTTAAATACAACAGGTCAGAAAAATACAGCAGTTGGCTCATTCACATTAAACAATAATTCAATAGGTGATAATAATACATCAATTGGATATGAAACATTACAATATAATACAACAGGTCAGAACAATACAGGAGTTGGTAGTTTAGCATTACAATATAATCAAGGTGATTCAAATACAGCACTTGGGTATCAAGCATTAATAGGCGTAACAGGCGCAACAGGAAGCTATAATGTAGCAGTTGGGTATCAATCAGGAAAAACAAATACAATAGGAACAAATAATACATACATAGGTTATCAAGCAGACGCAAATGCGAGTAATTATTCAAACTCAACCGCAATAGGAGCAAACGCAATAATAACCGCATCAAACCAAATAGTACTAGGAGCAACAGGAACAACAGGAGTATATATTCCATATGGAAATTTAAACATAACTAATGATTGTTTTGCGAATTCATATACAACCACATCAGATTACAGAATAAAAGAAAATGTTATAACAATAGACAACAATGAAGATTTTAAAATAGATAATCTAAGACCAGTCACATACACAAACATTTTATCAGGAATTCAAGATATAGGATTAATAGCTCACGAATTACAAGAACAATATCCATTCCTAGTAAAAGGCGAAAAAGATGGACTCCAAAATCAATCAGTAAATTATAATGGTTTAATTCCAATTTTAATAAAAGAAATAAAAGAATTAAAGGAAAGAGTAAAAACACTAGAATCCAATCAACCTTTCATAATTTCGTAAAAAATTTTGCTCCACTTTTCATAACTTCGTGAAAAAAGTGAAAAAAAAATTGATTAATAAAATCATAATAAAGACAAAGCAATAATAATAATATCTCGATGGAACTTTCAAAAGAACAGCAATTAGCATTTGATAAATATATTAAAGGCAATAATATATTTATCACGGGTCCTGGAGGTTCAGGAAAATCCGCATTAATTAGAGAAATATACAGACACGCAAATTCAAGATGGAAAGATATTCACGTAACAGCACTAACAGGTTGCGCATCAATTCTATTAAATTGTAAAGCAAAAACGCTTCATTCATGGGCAGGAATTGGATTAGGAAAAGGTACAACCGAAAGTTATATAACAAAAATAAGAAAGAATAAATTTTTAAAGGCAATTTGGAAACAAACAGATATTTTGGTTGTTGATGAAGTAAGTATGCTCTCATTAAAGTTATTCAATATGTTAAACGAAATAGGAAAAGCAATACGAGGGAATCCAAAACCATTTGGAGGAATTCAATTAATATTTTCAGGTGATTTTTATCAACTGCCTCCAGTTGGTGATAAGGATAACATAGATACGCAAAGATTTTGTTTCGAAAGTGACGATTGGAATAATGTATTTAGTAATAAAAATCAAATAGAACTAAAAAAAATATTCAGGCAAACAGACGAGATTTATTCAACAATATTAAACCAAATTAGAGAAGGAAAAATAAAAAAGAAGTCAAATGATTTGCTTCTTCAATATGTAGGCAGAAAACCAGACGAAAAACTGGTAGCTGAGCCAACAAAATTATTCCCTACAAAGAACAAGGTGGAACAAATAAATGTTAACCGAATGTCGGCGCTTCATTCAGAAGAAAAAGAATTTAGAATTCGTTATATAAAAGACTTAGAAATAACAAATAATGAAAAAGAAATAAGACGACAATTTAGTGAACAAGATATTCAATTGGAATTAGATTTCTTAGCGGGTAATTTAATGTGTGAAAAAGAAATGAAATTAAAAGTTGGAGCACAAGTTATGTGTATTATTAATATTAAATCGGACCAAGGTGATATTTTGATTTGTAATGGTAGTCAAGGTATTATTATAGATTTTTGTGAATTTTCAGGATGTCCTAAAATAAAATATAACAATGGTGTTGAAATGATAATGATGCGTCATATTTGGGTAAGTGATAAAATTCCAGGTATAGGTGTTTCTCAAATTCCATTAATTTTATCATGGGCTTTAACAATTCATAAATCGCAAGGTGCTACATTAGATGCTGCGGAAATAGATGTTGGAAGTGGGATATTTGAGTGCGGACAAACATATGTTGCGCTTTCCCGAGTGAAATCATTAGATGGATTATATTTAACATCATTTGATGCCAAACGTATTAGAATAAATAAAAAAGTAAAAGAATATTATGATTCTCTAAGTTTATTTCAAGAACAAAATCCAGAACAAAATCCAGAACAAGTTGTAGTAGAAGTACAAGCTATTCCAGTAGCAATACCTGTGGCAATCGCAACTATAGTTTCTACAACAGAAGAAAATCCATTTTCCAATTATGATTATGATTATCAAGTATCAGATAAATAAAAAAATAAAAATAAAAAATAAAAAATAGAAATAAAAAATAAAAAAGAAAAAACTACAAAATTAGTATAAAGTTAATAAAATATAATAAATAATGCTTACCTTTTATTTCCATTTTCCATTTTTTTTAAACCTATAAATAATAATTTAATTAGTTAGACAAATATATAATTTTTAAAAATCCAATTTTTTTAAAGATGGATTTTTAAAAGATAGATTCGTTATGACGACAAGCTCCTTTCATTTGAAAGCTAAAAGGCATTTTAATAACTCGTTCTTCTTTTTTTTCTGCCAGAATTGATTCTGATGATATTTTTTCATATCGTTTTTCTCTTTCTGACACGTAAAATGTATTACATAATTGTGCGTCAATATTATCTATATATAGTTCATCTTCTGAAACAGCATCAATTTGACGAAGTCTTGAACTTTGATGATGACTCGTTTCAATAGGACTTGGAATTTCAAGAGGAATAGCAACAGCAACAGCAGGTGGTTCGTAGTTTGAAATAATTATTCTGAGCTTGCCAAATAATTCAGAATCTCCTCTTTCAAATGACTCTTCATCTTGAAATTCATCGTGGTCAAATAAAAGTATAGACTTAACAAGGTCAGCCATAGTAACTCCCTGTTGAACTAATTTTTCAACAATGTATTCAACAGAAGGCCGACTAAGAACTGGTTCATCATTTTCTTCTTCTTCGTCTAATACAGAATCTTCGTCATCATCAACCTCTTCGCCTTCAGCGCGCTGGAATAGCCATCTAGCTCCTCTAAGAACATTGTCATTGTAATCAGGTCCTTCTTCTTCTTCATCAATTGAAAACTCGTCGTACTCCTCATCGGACTCAGGCTCTTCAGCCATAGCATCGCGGCAATAAGGACAACTGAATCCATTATGAGCAACATTTTTCATTAGACAGCTAGTGTGAAAGCAATGATTGCATTCAGTAATAACTTTATTTTTTTCTTCAATTGGGTCCATACAAATAGGGCATTCAATAATTTCTTCAACTTCTTCAGTATTAATAATAGCTTGGTTCATCTTAGCGTAAATTTTAAATTTATAAGGCTTTGGGAAATAATGCTATTAGAAGAAATATAAAAAAGTATTTCAATTTTTTATTTTATATATACATTTTTTAAAAACTAAAAAATTATAAAAAATTATAAAAATAAATTTTTAGTGTTACTTATTTATAGTAAAATATAAAAAAATTGAAATACTTTTTTAAAAATATATAAAAAGTATATTAGCCCAAAAAGCAACTTTAAGTTTTACAAACAACAAATTAACAAAATGATTCACAATATTACCACCCCATTTGAGTTTTCAATTGAGATTGAAAGTCTGTATATTGCTCACGTTTTTCCAAATATTCATAAGAAAAAAATTGCGCAGTTATTTGAGAAGTTATTCCTAGCAAGAATTAAAGGTATTGACCTTGTTACCAAGATAGGAAAAGATGGAAAGCCATACAACTCAGCATACATTCATATCGATTACTGGTTTGACACCAGCGCGGCAAAACATTTCCAAGAAAAAATTCGTAACGAATCTGAAGCACTTTTAGTTTACGACGAGCCTTGGTACTGGATAGTAAATGAAAATAAGTCAACAGAAAAATCAAAATTCATTCAAAAAGCCGAAAAGGAAAAGTTCGAAGGAGTTCAAAAACAAGCGAACGACACCTTATCAGAAATGCTAATGATGCTAGACGCCCTAGAAGATATTTTCGACAAACACAATGAAAAGATAGACGTAATAAATGAAGAATACGAATTAGTCCAAGCCAAATACGAATATGAAGATGAAGATAAAGAGTTTTTAAGCGAGCAAAGATTTCAAGAACACAAAGCAGAATATTTATATAAATAGTTAGTTAGCAAATAGTATATGTAGTTTTATATAGTTTATATATTATATATTTTATAAGTAATTATTAAAAAATAAAAGAGAAAATCTTCTACACGTTAGTAGAAGGTAATCTCTTTTTTATTTTTATTTTTATTTTTATTTTTATTTTTTAATACTTATAATAATAAAATTGAAACATTTTTAAAATTTTAAAATATATTTAAAGATAATTAAACAAACATATTCATATCAAATGTCACAAACTCGTTATAACGAAAAATTTATTGAAGTTCTAGAAAAATTATCAAATATAATGTTGAAAAAAGGAGAGGCTTTTAGAGCACGTGCTTATCAGAAAGCCCAGGAATTTATTATGTCATATCCAAATAATATTACAAGTTTAAGTGATTTAAATGGAAAGCCTGGTATTGGACCTGCTGTATTAGAAAGGTTAGAAGAATTCATTGTCACTGGCTCTCTACAAATAATAGAAAGAGAGAAAAATAATCCAGTAAATGTTTTATCAGATGTATATGGTATTGGTCCAAAAAAAGCTCAGGAGTTAGTTGAGCAAGGAATAACAACAATTGAACAATTACGTGCGAATCAACATCAATTATTAAATGAAACACAAAAAGTAGGTCTGAAATATTATGAAGATATTTTAAAGCGTATACCACGTCAAGAAATAGAATGTTACAACACACTATTCAAAAATATTATTTTAGAAAACGCAAGCTATGAAATTGTTGGCTCTTACAGGCGTAGAGCAACCGATTCAGGAGATATTGATGTAATTATCACATCAGAATCAGCACAAAATTTCATAACATTTATTGACACATTAATCAAACAAAAAATTATTATTGAAGTTCTCTCTAGAGGTTCTTCTAAATGTCTTGTTATCGCAAGAATAACGCCATCATCAATCGCAAGGCGAGTAGATTTCTTGTATACATCTAAAGAAGAATATCCTTTTTCAATCTTATATTTTACTGGAAGCAAGATTTTTAATACAATTATGCGAAATCAAGCGCTCACAATGGGGTTAACAATGAACGAACACGGTCTTTACAAAATGGAAAATAATAGAAAAGAAAAAGGAGAAAAAGTCGAACACAAATTTCATTCAGAGCAAGACATATTCAAGTATTTAAATATAGAATACAGAGAGCCGTGGGAACGTACAGATAGTCGCGCATTTAAAGAAATCACTGAAAAAAAGGCACTAATAAAAAAGAAATTGATAATTGAAGAAGAAATAAATTTATGTGACTTTACAAAGCAATTCAAAAAAAATGGTACAAATGTATTAAGTCAATTAAAAGCAAACGATTTTGTTTATATGTTAAAAGAATTAACAAAGGCATATCATAATCAAACTCCGCTATTAACTGATACTGAATATGATATTATTAAAGATTATTTTGAAATAAAATATCCTGAATCATATTCTTCATGGAACAAAGAAGTTGGAGCACCAGTTGAACAAAATAAAAACAAAGCTATCTTACCTTATGAAATGGGTTCAATGGATAAAATTAAGCCTGATACAAACGCATTATTATCTTGGACAAAAAAATTCAAAGGTCCTTATGTGTTATCGTGTAAGTTAGATGGAGTAAGTGGTTTATATTCAACTGAAGGGTCAAGTCCAAAATTATACACAAGAGGAGATGGAAAAGTTGGGCAAGATATAAGTTATTTGATTCCGTATTTAAATTTGCCAAAAAATAAAAATCTGGTAATAAGAGGTGAATTTATTATTTCTAAAAAAATATTTGAAACAAAATATAAAAATGAATTTGCGAATCCAAGAAATATGGTTGCAGGAATTATAAATCACAAAACTGTTGACAAAAATAAAATCAGTGACGTTCACTTTGTCGCATATGAAGTAATTAAACCTATTTTAAATCCAAATGAACAAATGGAATTTTTAAAAAATATTTTGAAAACGGAATGTGTATTAAATAGATTAGAAACAACTATTTCAAATGAACTATTGTCACAAGTTCTAATAGATAATAGAAGAATGTATGATTATGAAATTGATGGAATAATTGTTACTAATAATCAAATTTACGAGAGAAAATCTGGAAATCCTGAGCACGCATTTGCGTTTAAAATGGTGCTTTCAGAACAACTAGCAGAGGCAACAGTAGTGGATGTTATTTGGAGTCCTAGTAAAGATGGATATTTGAAACCACGAGTACAAATAATGCCAATAATGCTAGGTGGAGTAAAAATAGAATACGCTACAGGATTTAATGGTGCTTTTATACAAAATAATAAAATAGGAGTTGGCGCAATAATCAAAATAGTTAGAAGTGGAGATGTAATTCCTCATATTTTAAATGTTACAGTTCCAGCCCCGGAACCAAAAATGCCAACCCAATCTTATAAATGGAATAATACAAATGTAGATATTGTTATTGAAAATATGGAGGAAGATGAAACAGTTAGAGAGAAGGTTGTAACAGGTTTCTTTAAAGGAATAGAAGTTGATGGTTTGGGAAGTGGAAATGTATCAAGAATTATTGAGGCGGGATACGATACAGTTCCAAAAATAATAAATATGACGATAGCAGATTTCTTGAAAGTAGAAGGATTCAAGATTATAATGGCAAATAAAATACATAATGGGATTAAAGAAAAATTAACCAATGCTTCTCTCATTACTCTAATGTCAGCATCCAATTTATTTGGTAGAACATTGGGTGAAAAAAAGATAGAGCTTATTATGAATGAGCATCCAGACATTTTAGTTTCAAAAGAAACAAACCAAGAAAAGATACAAAAGATACAAAAGGTTAAAGGAATTGCTGAAAAATCAGCAACCGCATTTGTTGAAAATATCAAAATTTTCAATAATTTTATTAAAGAATGTGGACTAGAATATAAGCTCAATCAAAATGTTGAACCAATCCAAAATATTGTCTCAAATGTTGGTCCGCTTTATAATAAAACAATAATTATGACAGGATTCAGAGACAAAAATCTAGAAGAACAAATTAAAAACGCTGGCGCAAAATTAGGAACAAGCGTTTCAAAAAATACATATCTTGTTATAGTAAAAAATTTAGAAGAAGATACAAGTAAGGCAACAGACGCGAAAAAAATAGGCGTCCCTCTAATTACAATAAACGATTTTAATAAAAAATATTTTTAAAATATTTATAAAATATAAAATATAAAATATAAAATATTAAAAAAATTATATAATTTATTCAGCTTGTAAATAAATTATAATATTATAATTATTCTTTTATTTTTTGTTTCCGTGTTTTTTCTTTTTCTAATTTTACTTTTTTTACTTTAGTTTTAATGCACCTGCCTGTTTTTGGATTAATCTCTTTTCCTTCAGGACAGCTTTTTGGAGTTTTTATTTTTTTAACTTTTTCTAATTTTACTTTTGGAGTTTTCATTTTTTTAACTTTTTGTGTTTTAGTTTTAATGCACCTACCAGTTTTTGGATTAATCTCTTTTCCTGGAGGGCAAGATTTTGTCATTTTAATTTCAGGTTGTAAAACTGGTTCTAATACAGGCTGTAATTCTAATTTTGGTTCAGGCTCTAATTTTGGTTCAGGCTCTAATTTTATTACAACCTGTGGTATTGTTATTTTTGATGTTTTCATCTTTGGAATTTTCACCTTTTTCACTTTTTGAGTTTTTATTTTAATACATCTTCCAGTTTTAAAATTTAATTCTTTTCCTTCAGGACAAGATTTTATTAGTGGTTCTATTTTTACTTTTTCTACTTTTTCTACTTTTTCTATTTTTTGTTTTTTTGTTTTTGTTTTTGTTTTTGTTTTTATTTTAACACATCTTCCAGTTTTTAAATTCAATTCCTTTCCTTCAGGACAAGATTTAGAATCTTTCTCAGGAATAGATTTAAGAACTTTCAACTTATTATTTGTTAAAGACGTACTATGTGAAGTTGGGGAAGAAAATTTATTTTTATTAAAATTATTATACATAGGAATAAAATCCTTTTTACTCATTATCTCTTTAAATTCATATACTATATCTGAGTTGTATGTTTTATTTTTAGTCATAATTTGTAAATGATTCATTAATTTTTTATATTCATTGTCTATTTCTTCAACAATTTTTTGTAAATAAAGTGGATCTGTTGACAAATTCATTTCTACGTTAATTAAATTTTTAAGAATATTTCTAAAATTGTCTAATTTTGCTAATGGAAGTTTTTTTATTATTTCAATTGTAAGTCCGGATTTATAAAATATAGAAAAATATTTATTTATTTTTTCATTAACAAATACTGAATATCCTCTTATTACACTCTTCAAGTAATTCCTTTTTTCACTTTCATTCATTAATTGTAAAGTATTAAATATATAATTTATTAATATTGAGCTTGAAATTTCTGGATTTTTGAGGCATAACTCAGTAAAAAACATACTCCATGCTGCACAATATCCACCAGGTTCTACACCAGCTATTTTAATAAGGTCACTTAAAGACTCAAGATTTTGTAATCCATTTATATAAGGGCAAACTTCACTGGATTCTACAAATTTTACTTCTGGTTTTTTAATCAATGCTAATTTGGCGTTTATTTTTAAAACAAAATATTTCATCCATTTTTCTATTATTTTATTGATATCTTCTTGTTTTTTTGAAAAGTTTTGTCCGTGTGGTTCAAAATGTTCAATTTGATTTAAATTTTTACGATAAATTAATACATTTGCGTGCCCTCCTCCATTATCAAAAATTAATTGAACTGGAATTATTATTATTTTTGTATCTAAATTTTTGATGCAATCAAGTAATATTTTAGATAAATTATCTAATTGGTGTTGTATTTCTTCAGTTTCATGAGGTTCATAATTTTTAGAAATTAAAATAGATATTCCTAATAATCGTCTTTCCGAATTTTCATCATGAAGGAAACAATTGCTTTTGTATTTTTTAAAAAGGTATAAATAAAACATTGCTTCAACTTCATCTGAACCAATAAAAGTTAATGTTTTTTTAGTTCCTGTTTTATTTAATGATTTTAATTTATTATCAATCTTTTCGTGTGGTTTATAAGGAACTGGTAGTTTAATTTTTGAGGTGGACTCCATTATATATACTTTATATTTTCTCAAAATGTTTATAAAAATGTTTATAAAAAAATTATAAACATTAGTTAGATTTAGGTTACAGTTTATCTTTTTCTGTATCTTCTGCTTTTATTATTTTTTCTGGATTTTCTGGATTTTCTAGATTTTCTAGATTTTCTGCGTCCTCCTGAACGACCATAATTATCATATTGACCATAAACAGGAGGAACCCCTAGTCGACTATCACGGTTGGAATCATAATTAGAACCTATATTCATTCCTTTAAATGCTCCAGTTAACTGGTCCATACCAGTATTAGCACCAGTTCTAGTGTTACGATAATCTTCTATCGCACGCCCCATACTTCTATCATTACTTGGGAGGTAATTTAGATTTTGGCCAGAATTATAATAACTCATTTATACTATATACAAATATTTATTCTAAAGTGTAAATAATATTTATAAATATTTTTAAACGTAATAAAAAGAAAGTATTAAGGTATATTTTTAAACGTAATAAAAAGAAAGTATTAAGGTATATTATAAAATGTCTAAAGTTTTTTTCCTGTTAACCTCCATTTTTTCTCTTTACAGTGCTGAAAACAACCTTCGCCGAGAATTATTTAGTAACAATATTCATAATCGCGAATTTTATGAGGAGAAGTTTGTGAACTGGCTTACAAATTTTAATATTACTTCTAAAGATGGAAACCATTTTACTCATATGTTGAGCAACTTTGCTAACAATGATGACATTATTGAGTCTCATAATGCGAATAATGATGAGACATACACCTTAGGTCATAATCAATTTTCTCATATGAGTTTTGATGAATTCAAAGCATATGTTCGTCTTGGATTACAAGAGCGCGCAGAAGAAACAATTTCCGAATATGTTCTTGAGGCTCCCAAGGATTTGTCCGCTCTTCCAGCAAGTGTGGATTGGTCGACAAAAGGAGCAGTAACAGGCGTAAAGGACCAAGGCAACTGTGGTTCTTGCTGGTCTTTTTCCGCAACAGGAGCTTTGGAAGGTGCTTACGAAATTAAGTATGGAACTCTTGTATCTTTTTCTGAGCAAAATTTAGTGTCTTGTGACACAACAGATTCTGCTTGTAATGGTGGCTGGATGGATAATGCTTTTGCTTGGACAAAAACAAATGGTGGTTTGTGTACCGAGTCAGGTTATCCATACACTTCTGGAACTACTGGACAAAAAGGAGCGTGTTCTACAACATGCACAAAGAACTCAGGTGTAACTCCTAAGTCTTTTACTGATGTCGCAAAAAATTCGGATTCTGCTTTAATGACTGCTATAGCCCAACAACCAGTATCTATTGCTATTCAAGCAAATCAACCTGCCTTTCAATCTTATAAAAGCGGTGTTTTAACAGGAACATGTGGTTCAAATTTGGACCACGGTGTTTTGGTTGTTGGATATGGAACGTGGACAGATGGAACAGACTATTATAAGGTAAAAAATAGTTGGGGAACAAGCTGGGGTATGGGTGGATATATTCTTATTCAAAGAGGAAATCCCCAAAGATGTGGTGAGTGCGGAATTTTATGTGGTCCTCCTAGCTTTCCAAACCTTTAAATATCAAATAAAAATAAAATAATAAAATAATATTATACAATAATATAATATTATGGCTCAAGCTGAAGAACCAACAAAAACATCTGAAGTATCAAGAGCTAAAAAACCAACAGAATCAACAGCTGCGGAGTTAGAAGAAAGATTTATGGGTTTACTTAGTCCTGAAGAACAAGAAAACCGGCGTAGAACAAAAGAATTAAATGAAAGATGGAAAAATATAAAAAATAATGGTGCGTTTGGTGGTAAGAGAAGTAGAAAAGAGAGAAAAATTAAGAAAAGTAAAAAAAGTAGAAGAAGCAGAAGAAGCAGAAGAAGCAGAAGAAGCAGAAGAAGATAAAGTAAAATGATTTTTAATAATATTATACTACTGTATAATATTATGGCTGAAGAATTTAATGAAGATGATAGGGAAGATTTAATAGAACGCGGATTTAATAGTGAGCAACTTGAATATTTAGAATCTTTAGAAATGGATACAGAAGGATTATACGCTGATATTTGTCACATAATGGATGATTTTGGTGACACCCCTGAACAAATAATAGAAAGTTATCAAGACGCAAATAATAATCCACCTCAAGAAGAAGCTCCTCAACAAGGAGGTAGAAGAAGAAAAACCAAAAAAAGTAAAAAAACCAAAAAAAGTAAAAAAAGTAGAAGAAATAAAAGTAGAAGAAATAAAAGCAGAAGAAATAAAAGCAAACGCAATAGAAGATAAATTTAAAACTCAAATTCATACTCAATAAGAGCTTTCATATCTTTTTTCATTTTATTATAAATACTAAATTTAATTTTATTCAATGTTGATTCATGTTTAAAATCAATTCCCATCAATTTAATATTGGATTTATTATACATTTCTTCCATTTGTTCACTAAAATTTGGTTTTGCTTTATTTTTTTTATTCCATTCTAATAACACTTTCACAATTTTAAAATGAACTTTATTCAAGAAATAAATAAGTTTCTCTCTAGATAATTCAATCCAACTATTTTCAGAATCAGTATTTTGGTTTGTGTAAACATAAATAGCATTGGTTTTCTGAATGAACGCAAATATTGAAACATCAGATTCATTTTTATCATAAATATTTCTTACAAATATTTCATTTAACATATCATAAAAATTTCCATTGAATAATAATTCTAAATCAGATTCTAAAATACTTATACTATCAGCTAAGCTATCAAAAACTAAATCAGGTTTTAAACCAGAACTAGTGTTTAACCATTCTAAAACATTTATTTTTTTCTTTTTTTTATCAACCCATTTACTCATTAATTCTACTTTTTCTTCTAATTTATTATATTTTAATGCTAATTCTAAAAACATTTTATACATTTGTTTTGGTGATGGCATTTCCTCGTTAATTTCTTCAGCTTCTTTATCTATTCTTTTATCTTTTTTCCTAGCCTTGTACACAATTTCACATAAAATAATATGTTTATCATGATTTATTCGTAGTTTATATTCTTTGCCACAATATTCACAGCATAATCTAGACATAATTGAATTAATTTTCTTTTAATATGTATGTGTATATTTTATAATTTTTATTTAAAAAATCAATTTTATTTTAAATTGATTTTAGAAAGGCATTTTTAATGTGATAATATATATATATGTATTCAAGAACAGCAATTGTATATAAATATCCATTTGAAATACCACAAACTCTTAGAACAAAAGATAATTTTTTTTATAATCCATTCGAAGTAGCAACAAATGTAAAGGACAAAAATCCGTTTTATTATAGGCTTAGAAGTTGTGACACAAATTTAACTTCAAATACACCAGCAAGTCAATACCAAAGACTAAAAATTATTCAAAATACGGTAAGAGTTGCTTCTTCTCTCTATACAATGAATTTAGGGGCATTAAATGCTTATACACAACCTACTTCTGATACATATAATGTATGTTGGAACCAGATGAGTGATAGACCTGTTCCAAGTATACAAAAAACATATGTTCCTACAAAAGGAAGCACAGTAGGAAGTAATAGTACTAAACACACCGTAACAGGACCAAGACCAGGAGCCCAATCACCAGGTGGTATTGGTTGTGATATAAAACATAATTCATATGACAGATATTTGAACAGACTTAAAGGAAAAGCACCTTTAAGGCGTGGAGTTATTCCTCCAGATTTTGGAGCACCAATCCCATTTAACAGAGCACTACCAATTTATGGGGGTAAAACAACAAAAACAAGTATTGTAAGTAATTGTAATTGTCCTATTACGTCTAAAAGCGATGACTCAAAAATATACAACGACCCGTTATTTTATCCAGAACCTAATATTAGTTGTATTTTTAAAGTGGGTGACTATGTTTATGCGATTGAAAATAATAGTTCTTACTATGTTAGAGCATTAATTATTAGTGAGATATCTACTAATTATTTTAGTGTTCAGTTTGATGATTTGACAATTGAGGATAAAATGTGTGATGAATTAAAAATTTATTACCCTTGTGAATGTGTTGCTTCGCAAGACCCTAATACTGAATTTGAAAGTTTATACGACCAAACACTCGGAACAAATTGTATAGATTCAGGCTATTTAGAATTAAAGAATAATTAAAAATATTTTAGGGTAAATTAAAATATTGACATTATTTATAATAATATGCCCGCAAAAATTTTTATGAAACTAAATAATGGTAACTATACCCAAAAACAATTAGCAACATTTCAAGCAAACATGGCTCCAACCCCAAAGCCAAAATCAGGAGGTGCTTTAAATAGTTCAATTATTGGTCGCATTCATAATGTTAGACCTGGTTGTGGTTCGTGCGGAAAATAAAAGTAGTCGCAATTAATAAAAAGTATATTTTTTATTAATTATTTTGTTATACTTTTTCTAAAAGTATATATATATATAGATGTCATCAGCCACAAAAAATACAGCTTCATATCCTTCTAATCGTTTAAACAGAGCTAATAATTTTAGTACAATGTTTAATACAGTATTGCTTCCTTATAATAAAGAGTACAATAATTGTAGTAATACACTATGCTACACTTACAGTAAGAATTTTGTTTACAAACCACATACTGCTTATGGAATGGTTGGAACGTCTGCTGCGGCTTATTTGGGTCGAAGAAATAGATTATAGATTATCTAACAACTTTCTGAACTTTCTTTAAAAGAGGACTTTCTTTAAAAAAGATATCCCATTTTGCTCCAATAAGTATAATAATTCCAAATACAAATAATAATACTTTGGTTTCAAAATCTATTATAATTGGTTTAGTAGACCTAGGATAAAACAAATACATTAACATAAATGACATTAAAAATATGAATACAAACTCAATTCTTTCTTTCCAAAATACTATTTTTTTATCTGTTTCTGAATCTCCTTTACCTTTAAATTTAAAATATAAATGTAAAACTGCTAAAATAACAAATAAGATTTTGAAAAAAAACACAAACGTAACATATTTATCAAAACTCTCCATTATATATATCTAATATACTTTTAGAAAAAGTATAGCAAAAATACATTTAATGTGAAATATTTTGCTAAAAGTATATATAAATGAATTCAGGTAATTTCAATTCTTTTACGCATAATTTAGTTCAAACTTCTATAGGCGACGCATATAAATACCATACGCATAGTGAGTTTATAAAACAAATGAAGGTCCCTGCTTTCTCTATAAATTGTATTTTCTGTTCAAGTTCAAAAACAGATTCTTTAGTTAGTGATGGTTCATTTAGACGTTGTGGAGCTTGTAGAAAGGATTTCAAGGCATCAATTATTAATAAATAATTATAATTGTTCCATTGGATTGTATTTGTACACAACTTCTAATCCTAAATGTTGTAGTCCATGTATTCCTACAAGAATACCAAAGAGTGAAATGAGTTTAATAAGGCATTCAGGACTTAGATGTTTTAATCGTTTAGTATTATATATTATGATAACAAATATTGCTAGTATTAAAAATCCTGTAAATACTAAAGAATAAAAAGATGGTTTTGTAAGAATCATTTAATATAAATAAATATATTATTAACTAAAATAATTTAAAGACAATTCATTGTTATAATATGGAGCGTCAAACAGAGTAAGAAAGAAGACAAAGACAGCCAGGACCAGAATTCAGAAAACAAGAAGAAAAGATAAGTAAATATCATATTAATCATTTTATTTCATTGTACTAATTTTTTATTTATAGGGCATTAATCAGATATAGTTTCATACAGCAATTTTTTGACTTCACGTATCAACTCAAATGAAACTAGCACAAGGTCTACTGGCAAAATTGGATAATGCGCGCGTCTTCTAAACGCGAGATTTTGGGTTCAACTCCCAAGTGGATCGGTAAAATGTAAGCGCGATTAGATTAGTTGGTTAAATCACCGTTCTTATATTTTCATTTTGAAATAAGTAAATCGGAGACCCTGGGTTCAAGCCCCAGATTGCGCAAATTTAAATATTTTATTTAATAAAAATATTTAAATACTTTTATTCTTTCTTCCAAATAAATCCTCTATTGGGTTTATTATCTTTTACACATTTCTTTATTGTACTATTAGGAATTCCAGTTTGTCTGGAAGCATCAGCAAAACTAATAAATGTATTAATTAATATATTATTTAAATTATATTGACTTATTTTAATACCTACTGATTTAGCCATTGCTTCTCTATGTTTAACTATATTAATATGATGTTTTTCATTATAATATTTTTTAACACTTTCTCTAATTTTATTTTTAGTCTCTTCAGTATGAAGAGTATTGTTAATATTTCCAACTTTTTTATCTGTTATCATTTGTTGATATTTTTTAGAATTTATCATTCCTTGACTAATTTTATTTTTAATAATTTCAGAGTTCATTAGTATTTTATTTCTTTTAGATATTTCTTTTTTTAATTCAGGATTATCAATATATTTTTGTTTCATATATTTACTCATTCGTGTTTTTGTATCTTCTGAATGTATTTTTCCTTCAAACCCACCGCCTGGTCCACCACATAAAATATTATATCCATTTGGAATCTGTGAATTATATTTTTTTATATATTCAATTTCATATTTATAGCGGTCTTCATCAAAACATATTAATAAAATATCAAATTTAAAATTTTCAATTCCATATTTTTTAACTGCGTCTCGAAGAGCAGGACATCCAGTTCCATTTTTAATTGTATTTTTATGCTCTTTCCATCTTGATTCAGGATTAATTTGTTTGGTTTCACCAATATAGCATTTATTTGTTATAGTATTAGTAATTTTGTAAATATATCCCATTTATAATAATTATTGTTTTATTTTTATATTATTTTAAAATATCAATTTAAAGACAGCTCATATAATTAATATGTAATAAAATGTTACCATTAGTTTCATACAGCAATTTTTATTTTAAGATTATAAAAACCAAATGAAACTAGCACTAAGAGAATTTACAGCATGGGTAGCGAAGTGGTCAGTTACACTTATTTGGATAAAGCCGCATTTAGTAGCTCCAAATAAATAGCCCATAAAAACGCGCGTGCCTTAAGAGCTCGTCATTTTTTGTTCGTGGGTTCGAACCCCACCTCATGCAAAACAATTATTTCCATACAGCAAAATCATATTTTACATATTAAAAATAAAACGGAAATAGCAAAACAACTAGTGGTCTTATAGTGTAGTGGTTATCATCCGAGGCTTTGAACCTTGTGACCTGGGTTCGAATCCCAGTAGGACCTAATATTAATAAATAATTCAATTACTTATTAATAAATAATATAAATATAAAATAAATGTCATTTATTGGAAAAATATAGGTTTTGCGCTTTAAGTTATTTATAATATATATTATAATAAACAATTTAAAGACAACACATATATTAATATGTAGAGGAAGAAAGTAATATAGCCTCTCAAATAAAAATAAAAAAACTATAATAATATTTATATTTAGAAAAATATAATATATTATTATATTGAGGTTCCATACAGCAAATAAAAATTTTCATTTAAAATTAAAAACCTGGAACCTGTAAAATATAAAATCTGTAAAGCAGGTTGGGGAAGAGGTAACCCGTCAGGCTCATAACCTGAAGATCGATGGATCGTAACCATCACCTGCTATAAATTAAATATTTTTATATAATTAAAATATTTAAATACTTTTATAAATATTGCCATTTAAAACCACCTGCTGTTTTACGTATATTTTTACAACATTTACCAATAACAGTTCTATCAATCCCAGTTTCTATTGCAGCTTCACTTATACTATTAAAAGATTGAATAATATTATTATCTAAATCATATTGATTAATTTTTATTTTATGAGATTCTCTCATTTTATTTTTGGATTCTTCAGTATGATGTTTACCAATCCAATTATAAGATTTTGTTCTAATAATATCAGTTCTTCCTTTCAAAGCATTAGAAATTTGTTGTTTAATTTCTTCAGTATGAGGCTTACCTAATTGTGGTGTTGTTCTAATAATATCAGTTCTACCTTTTAATGTTTCTGATATTTTCTTTTTAGTTTCTTCGTGTTGTCGTCCTGAATTTCCACCATTTCTTAAATTGTAACCATTCGGTACCATAGAATTAAATGATTTCATATATTGTATTTCAAATTTATCTAGTTCTTCATCAAAACAAATACAAATCATTTTGAATTCAAATTGTTCTATACCATATTTTTTAAAAGCTGATTTTAAATAAAAACAATTACTACTTATTTTGCGATGTTGTTTCCACCTTTCTTCTAAAAATTGTATAGTTTGACCCACATATATCATTCCATTTACCTTATTAATTATTTTATAAATATAACCCATTTAATATTAATAAATTTTTATTTTTATATCAGTTGTATATTATTTAACATATTATATATTTATTAAAACAACTTAAAAACAAATAACATTTATATATGTGATAGAATAATATAAATCAGACTATCGCAATTTGTTTTCGTACAGCAATTTTATTTTGCATCATAAGCACGATGTCGGTGGATCGAAACCACCCAGTTCATATGGACTGTAGCTCAGAGGGAGAGCGCGTATAAATGAAAACAGTATTCTAAATAAAACCGGGTTAGCTCAGTCGGTAGAGCGCCAGCCTTTTAAGCTGGTGGCCCAGGGTTCGAGCCCCTGATTCGGTGACAAATTAGTTTCATACAGCAATTTTATTTAAAAGTCAAATTTAAAACAATGAAACTAGCAAAAATAGTGCTCGCATAGCTCAGTTGGTTTTAGAGCATTCGCCTGTTAAGCGAAAGGTCCCAGGTTCGACCCCTGGTGTGAGCGAAAATATATTTAATTTTATAATTTTTATAAAATTAAAATACTTTTTATAATTAATTAATGTCTTCTAGATTTTTTAACTTTTCTTCTTCTAGATTTTCTACTTTTTCTACTTTTTTTAGATTTTCTTCCACCAGAACTATTTCGAGGAACATAAGTGTAATCACGATTTAAATCATCTAATGATACTATAATAAAATTACCCGTTATTTCCTTATTTTCTCTATCATAAGGACACAAAAATACACTATCAAAATAACGTTTTGTAACAATCCAAAAAGTGCTATTTCCTTGTGGATTGTTAGTTCTAAATATATCTCTTGCTTGTGTATCGGTAATAACAAAATCTTCAGCACCTGCCATTGTATATAATAAATATTATATTATATATAATAAATATTATATTATATATTATAATTTATTTTCTATGATATCTTTTGGTTTTCCTTCTAACTCGTCTAGTTTTTCTTCTAGCTCCTCTAGTTTTTCTACTTTTTCGTCTTCTTCCACCTTCTGAAAATAAAGGCATATCGCTATAATCGGTGTATGCTGCAATATCAGGGTCTTCTTTATCTTCCATTCCCATCATTGAACGTTCCATTCTTTGAGTACCCTCAGGAGTAGGACCACTAAAAAATGCCTCAGCTTCAGCTGCTGGCATACTCTTTGTAAAATTTCTTCCTAATTCTTCTCTTTTTCTAATAGGATCAGTTGGTATTCTTCTTAATGGTACAACAGGTATTACTGGTCCTTGCTCTATATCATAATCATCACCTCCACCCCTTTTTCTATGTTTTCTATGTTTTTTTGTTTTTGAAAAATATCTTTTTGGCATTATACAAAATAGTGGTATAATATTTTTTATATTAATAAAATTTTTATATAAAAATATAAGTATATTTATATAATATGGAAGAACCAAAATTTAAAAAAAAAGGGCAAGTTCAACAACAAGTTCAACAACAACAAGTTCAACAACAACAAGGACAAGTTCAGTATGAAATTAGTTTTCCTAGGAGTTTACAAAATGACCCAATTTTTTCTCGTATACTTCAAAAAATTAACGAAGAACTTGAAAGGGAACAAATAATTAGTAATCCAAAGAGATATACTATAACGTGTAGTGTTAATAAAAATGATGAATATTTTTTTTTATCACAACTGCAATTATTAAAAATGAAATATATAGAATACGGAATTTATTGGTTTATTCCTAAATAGTTATATTATTAATTTTTTTAGGGACTAGGGTAATTGGTTTTGTTCTGTGGTATTTTTTTATTGTTTTTTTATTATTTTTTTTGAGGATGATTGGTTTTTTCCAAATCCTTGCGTTGCAGATAATTGGTTTTCTGAGGGTACGGATGATAATTATTTTTTTGGTCTTGATGATGTTATTACTGGTTTTACTTGTTGTGGGATTGCGTTTGTATTCGGGGGAACAGTTGATGAGTTTTCTGAGGGTGCGGATGATAATTTTTTGATTGGTTTTGATGATGTTACTACTGGTTTTACTTGTTGTGGGATTGGATTCGGGGGAACAGTTGATTGGTTTTCTAAGGGTGTGACTACTGCTGGTGTTCTTGGTTTTTCTCCAAATCCTTGCGTTGCGAATGATTGGTTTTGTGCGATTGGAATCGGGGGAACAGTTAATGGTTTTTCTGCGGCTAATTGATTTTTTACAATTTGTGAATCAATTTGTGAATCAATTTGTGAATCAATTTGTCTTGTTGAATTTATTATAAATTTACACGGAATAATTGCTGAATCGAATTCTCTTATTGAATTTATTATAAATTTACATGGAATAATTGCTGAATCACATATTTTTGTATATTTAATCATATTAATACATGGACCACTTGTACCATTTTTTTCTTCATTTATTTCTTCTTTATTTATTTCTTTTATTCTTTCTATTGTATAAGAATTAATTTGAGCATCATCATTAATAATTTGAGTATTATTAATATTATTTAACTCAATTCCAAAATAAACAGCACTAGTACAATCCGGCATTTCTAAAATGCCTTGACTATCTAATGTGGTTATTGCTTTTTTATAATTTGTTATAAATGTATTCACATAATTGTCATCTAGTTTAACATCAGTATCATTAGGATTATAATTTATTACATAGGCTTTATTTATTTTTTGAATTTTAGGTGGTCGACCTCGAAAATTAACAGTAATGGGCATATTTTAATATATATATATTAATGCTAAATGAAAATATATTAGTTTTAAATTTATAACATTATTATTATTATTCTAAATAGTATAATAATTAAGGACTTACTTTTTTTTTAACTTTATAAAATTTCCTTTACCATCAATATATATAACATTAACACCAGAATACAACGCATATGCAACAAGTGGTTGATCAATAGTTACAATATACATATTATTTTTGTTAAAAGTAGCAGGAGCAGTAAATGGTGCTTTTGTTTTAGGATCAATAGGATTAGTATACGTTTTTAAATCTTTATCTTTATCTGTGGTGTATTTTAATATATACAAAACTGGTAGCCAATCTCCTGATCTTTTAGATTGTATTTCACTGTTAAAAATTTCTCTATTTTTTGCAGCTTCTATGTTGGTTTTATCCATTTTAGCCATATTACTTGGTCCTGATATTTCATTGTTGCCTACATTTATTAGGGGGTCTATTTTTTTTGCTATATTATTTCTGTTATTGGTGTTATTTACATCAGCACGAATAAGAACTTTATCACTGCCAGTACCAGTACCTATTTTTGAAAAACCACTCCATTCCTGATTTATATTTTCACCACTTTCATAACTTTTTATCTCATATTTAGAAAAAAAACCATCTGACGTTTTTATATCACTAGCAACAGTAGTTGTAAAAGGTTCATTATCCATTACATTTATAAATTGTATTCCATCGGGATCTGAAAAATTGTCTGTTAATGATTTTTTACTAGTTAAATTCATTTTTGGTGCGGAATCAGCACGAACAACTACAGGACTAAATATATACACTTGCCTATTCGCACCACCTGAATTACCAGTTTTTAAATATTTTGTTATACCCCCATCTGTATCTATTAATAATATAGGAAACACAGCATCGTCCTTGAATAAATTATCAAATAACTTTATACCACATTGTGAATCATCAAATACTCCAGGTGAACTTTCATTAATTTCAGTTTTAGATGTTATTTTAACATTATAAATAGAACCAGTTGATACTGTAATATTTGTATTATTTAAAGTGTTATTTGATATATTTGCTTTAAAATTAGCACCGGTTATTTGCTGTAATATTTCAGGTTCAGTGTATTTTATAAATGAATCTGTAGCACTACAACTATTTAATCCATCTGATAATATTCTATCAAATACTACTTTACTCTTGTCATAACGTTTAATTGAAATTCCAGTTATTTCAGGCTCTCCCTTACGAGGCTCTATTTTTCCAAAATCGTGAACTAACTCTGTTGCAGCAAAATCACATAAATCTACTACAGATTTTTTTTTATTTTTTTGTGATTTTGGTCTAGAAAATGAGGAAGATGTTATAGCTGTTGCAGAAGAAGTTGAAGAAGTATCAATGACAGGGTCAGAAGTTGTGTCAGGAGGATCAATGACAGGTACTACAGGTTCTGATTCTTCAGATTCTTCAGATTCAATGTCAGGAGTAGTAGGGTCAGAAGTAGTAGAGTCAGAAGTAGTAGAGTCAGAAGTAGTAAGGTCAGAAGTAGTAGAGTCAGTAGTAGTAGGGTCAGAAGTAGTAGGGTCAGGAGTTGTGTCAGAAGACATTAATATATTTATATTTATATTTAAATTTAAATATAAATATGTATAAATTATATAAATATATGAGTGACCGTGCTTTTATACATAGACAATACATAATAAAAAATTTAATGATAAATAATAATGTGCTAATTTTAACTAGTGGAACTGGTTTAGGCAAAACTACAAAAGTGCCATTATTTATGATTGAGTTATTTACTAAAAAAGGGTTATTGGGCGAATATACTATTTTAGAAAATGGATTGAGTAATAAGGGATTGAGTAATAGTTCATCATATGCTGATTTTGGTCTTGTCCCACAGGCCGGCCAAGACCCAGCTTATCCACATTATGATTATACAAATAAATCATATAGTTTGCCATACATAAATGAAAAATCACGCGTATTATGTGCTGTACCTAAAAATATATTAGTTGACCAAAACAGTAACCGAGATAGTTTTATTGTTGGATCTATTCGTAATACTGGTCCTAACAACCCCCCTACTGGTCCTAACAACTCCCCAATAATATCAGGTATTAGTAATAGTAATAATAAAAATATATATGGAGAAGCCTTAACATTTTTAACCAGTGGTTACTTAAATCAATTAATGATTAATGACCCATATTTAACAAATGTTGGTGGACTATATAATATTAGTTGTGTTATACTTGATGAAGCTCACGAAAGATCACTAGACATAGATATATTATTGGTTAATTTAAAAAAAATATTATTAATTAGACCTGATTTTAAAGTAGTAATTATGAGCGCAACTATAAATACTGATTTATTTACTAAATATTTTTTTAATGCTCCATTATATCATGTAAATCCAATTGATAAACAATTCAATGTTGTTATAAATTATTTAACAAAACCTTGTTATAGCCATATATATGCTATTTTAGAAACTCTCAAAATGATAATTCCAACACTACAACGTAACCAACACATTTTGATATTTGTTACTGGAAATAATGATAGGCAAATTCTTTTTAAAGCATTTAATATAATTAGTGAACAAATAACTACTACTAATAGTATTAATGGACAACAAATAGTACAAAACCCAATAGGAGTACAATATGTTGATTCAAAATATGATTCAAAAACACATCCATTCACACGTTTTACAACATCTACGATTTTTATAGCAACTAATGCTATAGAATCATCTGTTACAATACCGAATCTAGCATATGTTATTGATGCTGGATTAGCATTTAATTCTGGTTATGATAGCAAACTAGATTTTAATTCATTAAATAATAACGCGATTACTACTCCATCAGCCGACCAAAGAAAAGGTAGAGTTGGACGTATGATGGATGGTACTTGTTATAGATTATATACAAAAAAATATTTTGAAGAGATTATGAAAAAAGAAACAGTCCCAGAAATATTTAAGACAAACATTGAAAGCGTATTTATTAAAATATTGAATAAACAACAAAATTTTTTAAACTTTGATTTTATTCAGTGTCCTTCAAAAGACCAATGCTTTTATACACTTCAAAAATTGATAAAATATGATATTATTCCATCTGATTATAATATTTGTACTGTTTATGATGAATTATCTGAGAATAATAAACGAAATATTCAAATATATAGTAAATTATCCTATATAAAAATTGGTAATCCGTTAACAATAGACAATATTTTATTACATATCATTATAGATTATTATAATAATAATGAAATAGATGAGATTTTTAAAGATATGGTAAAAGTAATAATAGTGTCAGCTTTATATTTAGGACAACAAATAAAGTCTTCA